GTAACTCAATAAAATGAATTATCCCTCGGCCTTAACTACAAAATAAATGAAATCAACTAATATCTCCAAGGAGGGCGTGTTGCCAGGTTTGAACCCGACTATTAAAAATGAATATGTTCTAAAGGTAAGTAGCCCATCTCTTGGAATGCCCGTGGCTGTCATGGCTTACGAGTGAGGTCGAACACTGCTTACGCAGGTTCAACAACTACACTATGCATGCGTAACGCTTAAGCTCCCTTGCAAGGAGCGAAAGTATAACGTACAGCTTAGTTCTGTCGATTCTTTCCGATGTTCAGAGTGTAAAGGTGATAAAGATCACCTGTCCTAGTCACACTGGCACCATATTACTATTAATTGTGCCTGATTGGGATCTTGAGTAAAAAAGTAAATTAAATGAAATGATAATGGTAAACTCAAGAATATACTGGAACAGACGCTTTCTTTCAGTGCCTAACATATTGTTAAAGTAGAGCGATTAAAGCTCGAGGCCAAAGCCCCAAAGCAGAAAGAGAGTCCTAAAAAGTATAAATGAAAAGTCATAAAGGAAAGAATTGTATTAGAGGAATGTTTAAAGTCAATCCAAGCCGCTCTAGGTGCAGAATTTGGAGTGGTCCGTGTTAAAGAAAATGATTCGGGTTGAGCCTCTAATACATACATTTTATCTTAAAAATCTACTAGGTTTTACCATTGATTGGAAAAACATTTGAAGATGATTGCGCAAACTCAAGGTGTCTATAAGGCCCTTGATATTATTAAAGAATTTACTTCTGATTTGAGAGTTTGCGGGTTAACCTAGTAGCCAAGTTAGTTTTATATTTCTAAATGGAAATAATTCAAGAGTCTTGGACGAGATTGCTATATTTAGTTATCATATATTAAAAGATCCCTACCAAAACCTGGTAAGGCAGCAATTCTCGACGCCATGATCGATCATAAGAAAGCAGTTTCCACTGCATTTGAAACTCCTAAGAGTTTATTAGATTTAGCAAAATAATTTGCTCTTAACTGGGCTAAGCGTAAAGTTCCTTCTCCGAGGGAATATATCCCTTAGTTCGGTCACTCTAGTACTTCTGCCTGTTATGGGTAGTTTGGAACAAGAAAAGAGGGTGGATATGATTAGTGGAAACGTATTATACTAGGTGAAACTTAAATGAAAGGGCTCCCTGAGGATTCTCCTCTCGGAATCGATCCTGCCTAGTGGATGAATGAATCTTCTAACATTAAACTGATTAAATATTCGCTATAGTAAGTTATCTAGAAATCTTGTAACCAGGAATTACCCTGAGCACAAGTTGCTGTGGTTTCCGAATTTGGGCTAAAAACCTGAATCGTAACGAAATCAGAGCCGGAATTAATTTGTTTAGGTTAGTTAGTCAGAAGAAGAATATTTTAAGGATTATGAAAGACTCCTGAAATTCAGCATGCGCTGAGTGGCAATCTTGAGAAAGTTTGGCAAGAGCTTGTCGGTTCAACCGGCAAGATTTTGTCTTCGGATTTGAAATCCGCATCGGACCTTCTTCCCCTGGATCTGGTGAAATCAATAGTTGACGGCTTAATCGAGTCTGGTAAATTTACCCGGCTCGAAGCTGCTGCCTTCCGTTGACTCACTGGTCCTGTAATAGTTGAATACAAAATGTCAGATAAAGACAGGGAAGAGTATTAGAATTTAAAGAGGTCAAGACATAGATTTTCTCAAGTTGATAATATTGAAGTTAAATTACAAAGAGGCATCCTTATGGGAGTGCCTACCACATGGTCAATTTTAAATCTAGTTCACTTGTTTTGGATTGATTATGCTAAGAAGTAATCTTGAGTATAACCTGTCTATCGAGTTGCTAAGCAACCTGAAGGATAGGCCGTACCGTGAAATTTATTAGTTAGGCCCAGATACGCGGCCTAGGTATTCGGCGATGACGCTTTGATCATCGCACCTTAGCGAATGATAGATTAATATAATAAGGTTCTTAGTTCATGTGGTGCTGTAATAAGTAAAGGTAAACATGCCATTTCTCAGACACATGGTGTCTATTTAGAAAAGATTATTGTTCGAACTGGCGTTAAAAGACGATATATTGAAGACAAATTTGAAATTAAGTCTTAAGTTAAGAGAAAGAAGGTTGGTGGTAGAGTTATTAAAATATCTGGCACTAGAGGAAAAGTTTTGAATCTTACAGAGCTCGTAAAAACGAAATCTGTTTGAGTACATGATGCGATACCGCTTCGTGGGCTTTTACACCCAACCGACGGCCTCGATCCTTTCGAAGGATCAAGAGTAGGCGCTCCACTTTGGGTCAACCTTGGTGCTTGCGTTGAAACTTTAGCTTAGGATCATTCCGTGGTTTGAACCTGGAATGTTCAACAGTTATTATATTATAAAGAATTTGTCTAACTAAGAAATAGGGGTCTTTATCCCTTACCCAGAAATCTGGGCGGTTCTGGCCTCCTTGCTAGCAAGAAGGGCTATAATATTTCAATAAATTGATTTTGCCATAGAACATAATGAAAAGCAATCGCTGTTTTAGGTACAGACACCTCTGCAGATAGATGCACTGCTATATTTACTTGATTATGGTCAGGACAAGGCGTCCTACCTGATTGGGTTTTCGACGAAGGTCGTAACGCTGTTTAAGGCGGTACTTCCCTCTTTAAATAAGTTAAAGTTTAGATTCCTTCATCCGTCGATGACAACAATATAGTCGTCTCTCTTCAGGACGAAGATTCGGGATAACCCGGATACTTCTGTGGAGATGTCGAAACTCAATCTGCTTTACTAATAGCAGAATAATATAGGGGGTTCATGACCGTTGATCCCATCGTAAGAGACGAGAACGTGGAAATTCGCCGATTTTGGTGAGTAATAAACTAATTGTCTTCTTGATGGAGGTCTGTTCAACCTGCCACCGGTACTGTCCAGTGATGGATGGATTGAGTTTCTGTGCTTTCGATTGCTAACTAATATTATCATATGGGTATTTTTGATACTAACTTGGGTGAGTACAACCGCCGATCCTATAATAGAGATTAAGTCATGGATCGTTATTAAAGCGGTTATCCTCCTTTTGGATAA